GGTGTATTGGTGTTGCTAATCTGCTAAATGCAGTGAGATTACATGAAAATGTATCTCCGGGCAATGCTTCGTCTACGTATATTGGTACTAATTGACCGGCATTGAATGTGGTTTTAAGCCCATGACTCCTATCAAATGTGCTTCGCTGTATATCGGCATGTGGTACTTCGCTAAACTGATGTTGTTTCGCAGAACCGATTCTTGTATTGTATTTATGAGGGTTTTTCATGGGCATGTTATTTCCTTATTTTTTATTTTTTTTGAATTGTATCACATGTTCATGTGCTTTTGCAATGCATGTGGGTTCTTCCGGTGTTAATTCTCCGGTTGTTGTTTCAAATGTGCCAATTCGCCAGAGCGAATAATCCTCTGGATTTTTGGCAATTTGTGTTTCTTCATTTGCCATATCGGCAAATTGTCTTAACGCTATCGCGTCGTTTTCCAAGCTATAATCTTGGTGGTATGCTTCAAGTGCTGAATCATATATTGTGTATTTGCATAGTGTCATAGTTTATTTCTCCTGTAAATGCTCATTCGAGCTTTATGTGTTTTCTCTGCTTGTCGCAGAGCCTCGGGTGTGCGTAAGTGAGCTGTTTTTTTCATTTCCTTTACGCGACTCTCTTTTATTTGCGCCATATCCTCAGGATATTCTATTTCATATAACCTATCATAATATTTAGGTGGTCGCATTTCTTTTCCATTAATATGTATATTGTCTGACGGATAAACGTCGTTTTTGTGTTTGGCGAACCAGCTCCCCGCTATGCCGGGGCGCCGGCTCATTGTAGAGTATTCTTGTTGTTTTTCTATTATTTCGCCATTTGGAGTCATTATTTCATAATGCTTTAATCCATTTGACTGGTTTATTGCGTCTTTTCTTTGTCCATTAATTTTCTTTTGAACGTAACCGGCTACATATGCCGCCGATTGAAATGTTACGTCTCCTATGGATGAATGTCCTTTACCCCATAGTTTGCTTAATGTTTCTGATTGAGTTAGACCTTTTTGTCCTTGTATTATTTCGCGATCGCGAAAATTTGTATTAAATAGTATTGCATGATAATGGGGTCGGCCGAATTTATCGCCGTATTCTCCGCATTGATAATATCTTATCGGGTGTTGTTGATTTGCATGTTTTTTCTTTCTAAGCCTTTTCATAAAGTCTTGAAAGTCTTTTTTTACTAATGTTCCGTGTTCGGGTAAGTGTTCATTATCGTATGTTAACGTAATGAATATATTGTTAAGCCATAAACTGGCTTCATGCATGTTTCTTAACGCCCATTGGCGTGAGTATTCTTGTCTGCATCCAGTACACTGTTTGCAGCTTACGGTTGTTTTAGTACCGTTTGATTCGTGGAGTTTCCACGTTAGTCCACCGCCTATTTTGTTATAAGCGGTTATTGGGTGAAAGCATGGCATAGTTGCTCCTTTTTTTTATAATCTAATTCCGCCTCTCATAGGTCGGCTGCTTCTTAAAGAGTTTTTTCTGTGTGTTCTCGCTGCTGTGCGTGAAAACATTCTCTTTGATTTTTTGTAGTTCATTTTTCTTGGTCTTCTCATTGTTATCACTCTCCTTAGTTCGTGAGGTTATTTTTACGACTAACCCCTAAAAGGTGTCAGTCGTTACAGTTGTATCAAGTAGACAACTGTTCTGCCGCGTCGGATTCATCCGACTTGCCTGCGGCGAGAGACGTAGTCTTCTCGTCCGCTTCAGCTTGTAAAGCTTGAGCTAAACGCTCGTTTTTAACAGCTAAACCCCATTCTTCCATTTGTGGAAGATTATCGGGATTTTCTGCAAAATTTAGAAAGCTATGCATTTCATTGTTGAAGGTTGCCTTCACCTGTTCCGGTAATTCTTCAAACAATGTTTTTGCTGTTGCTAGTGTATTTTGCATTTCTTGGAAATCCACGTAAGATACGTCTGCGTATTGTGGGTTTGCGTTTGTTTGTGGCATAATTCCTGTTTCCATGAATTGTGCTAATATCTTGTTAATATCACACGTATCTGTGTGATGTTGTTCCGTGAGACCGTCATTAAACGTCTCACTATAATCTTCGTTGCCTAAATTGTAGGCTGAACGAAATGTGTTCTTTGGTACGCCGGTGGCTTTTCTTTTAGTCGACATATTTATATCTCCCATGTGTTGTTAACGTGTAATTACGACCAGTAATAGGATCGTAGAAAATACGGGATTTTCTTTTAGGAACCTTAATATCCGTTTCTGTAAAGGTTCCGCTTTTTTTGTTAAATACGGTGAATATCTTATGTTCATTTAGTTTTTTTTTTGGTCAAAATTGACATCTAATGCAGAATTATTGTTATAAAAAGCAGGAAACATCTTTTTAAAAGTATAATTGTCCTTATTAAACCAATTACTGCTGTCAAAAAACCAGTTCCATAAACGACCATAGTCTTCGCCTATGTTGGCATCAAGGCCAAGTTTTCTAGTTTCTTCTAATGTTTTTTGTATTTGGGCAATTCCTTGACCAATTTGGACAGCATTGCTAGTCATATTTAACTGGGGTGCCATAGCACCACCAGGTGAACTAGCAGGTTTTTGTGCTGCCAATATGGGATTAAGTCCGGCCTTTTGAAGGTCAGCCATTGCACGTTGATGTGCTGTGCTTGACATTCTCTCTTGAAATGCCATTTGCTGTTGTGCTTGTCGGGCAGACGCTACGTTAGCTCTTTTTTGTCCAACTAATCCGGCTACTGCACCTATAGCTGCGGGGATCCATGCTGCCATTAGAAATGTGTCCCGCCAGGTATACTATTGACTGGCATTGGTCTTGTACATCTTAATTTAAATAGCGAATCAAATATAAATTGAGGTTCGCTTGCTACCGCTAGTGTACGTTGTACGTTTGTGTCTGTTACCTGTATCCATGAATCACCAAGTAATGGCAGACTTGCGTATTCCTGTGCATAATGCCATGATTCTAGGGTTCCTGTTGCGTTTGAACGGAATTTGCCAGTTACTGAACTTGGCTTGTATCTATATTCCGCATAACGCTCTTGATAGCCAAATGTTGTTTCATCGGCTGCACTTCCTTGTGCATATATTTCTTTATTTTTAACTGCTTGTTCGCCAATCGTTGAAAGCGTTGGCCAGTAGTAGTCATATATGGTTTCTCTACTAAACATTCTGTTCAGTCCTTGTTGGTATGTTAAATCTGTTCTTACAGATACCATACCTATTACTATTGTATGTTCAGTGAAACTCTTTGTAAAAGAGTGGCCACTAAGTACAGTTGTTCCTATGGCCGATAAGTTACCTTGTGGTGTAGTTGCGTCAGTTGACGATGTTTGTGCGACCGGGCTTATATTTACCGGTGAGCTTCCGCCACCCAGATATTCTGGTCGTTGTAATCTAGCATCTGGGCTAGTTACATTAAAATGATTTTTTATTACTTCGATATATCTTGAACCGCCTCGGGCTTGTATTTCAAGAAATTTTTGTGTTGCAAATGCTAATCGAAGTTGGTTAATTGTTGCTGATGTAGCGTCTGATAAATCTGCATAAAATGATTTATCTGCTGTAGTTACACCACCTGTTCCACCTGTATTATAATGAATATCATTTGTAGACGTAGCATACAGTTCTTGATAATTACCAGTTGGTGTTGCATAAACACCTAATATATCAGCAGATGTTGCGTCAGTAGCTACTGGTGCTTTTGTTCCTAAAGGTATTGTTACATCTGCGCCTTTTTGAGGCCATGGTAATGCTGATGTAAAATAATCGTGTTTTTTACCTCTGTTTAATAATGTATATGCAGTTGCATCTGTTCCCGATGCCGTTGATAGTGTTTTTGGTGCTTGGAGGTTTTCATCTCGGAACCAATCGTTCCAAACGAGCGTATATGCTCGGTGCCATAATGCACTGAATACTAATCCTCCTACTTTTGTTGGTATTCCGAAATAATCGGACAATGATCCTTCTGTTTCTCCACTGCCACCTGCTGTAATTGTGGGTGGTACTGGCGCTGCGACTGTAAAGTCGGGAGTTCCGTCTAATCTTGACGAACCAGCTGCTTTATATGTTTTTGTTTCTCCCATAAATTCTTCGAAATCGTCCCATACAAGTCGTACTGGTACTGCGAAGAAATGGGTATCCATGAATGCGTTATCCATGGTTGGGTGTATTGGTGTTGCTAATCTGCTAAATGCTGTGAGATTACATGAAAATGTATCTCCGGGCAATGCTTCATCTACGTAAATTGGTACTAATTCGCCGGCATTAAATGTGGTTTTAAGCCCATGACTCCTATCAAATGTGCTTCGCTGAATATCGGCATGTGGTACTTCGCTAAACTGGTGTTGTTGCGCTGAACCGATTCTTGTATTGTATTTGTGAGGGTTTTTCATGGGCATGTTATTTCCTTATTTTTTGTTTTTTTTGAATTGTATCACATGTTCATGTGCTTTTGCAATACATGTGGGTTCTTCCGGTATTAATTCTCCGGTTGTTGTTTCAAATGTGCCAATTCGCCATAGCGAATAATCCTCCGGATTTTTGGCAATTTGTGTTTCTTCATTCGCCATATCTGCGAATTGTCTTAACGCTATCGCGTCGTTTTCCAAGCTATAATCTTGGTGGTATGCTTCAAGTGCTGAATCATATATTGTGTATTTGCATAGTGTCATAGTTTATTTCTCCTGTAAATGCTCATTCGAGCTTTATGTGTT